CCATATTGCATCAGCTTTTTGCTGTGCAGGCATGGCATCGACACGTTGCTGCCAAGCTGCTTTCGATGCTGGCGAAGGTTCATAGCCCCACGGCTGTGGCTGGAAATTAGCGGCAGTCAGTTGACCGGAGCTTGCCAGCTGTTTTGCATACGCGCTAAAGGCCGTGCGATCTTTGTCAGCCATCGCCCGTATCTGATCAGACGTGTAATTCTTGCCCTGCGTCATCCACATATTCGATGTGGCAACAGGTGCCGTCAGCCCACCAGTTTGCTGCTGGGTAGTTTGCTGCTGGGTGGTTTGCGGAGCAGTTTGAGCAGTGGTGCTCATAGTGGTACCACCACTAAGCAATCCTGTAGGCTGCTGTTGGGTTGTAGTGGTAGGTTGCTGCTGGGTTGTTCCCGTACTCGTACTGGGCGTTGTGGTCGGAGTCGTACCCGGTCCAGTAGGTGCTGTTGGCACAGGCTGTGGCTGCAGTATGCCGGTAAACGTAGGCGAGTTCGGGTCGCGCAAGGCTTGCCTGCGGGCTATTTCATCTTGCGGGTTCATCCACGCGCTAGTCTCAGCCATTACCTACTCCTTAACTTTTACTGACCACAGGGTGTATTTTGCGTACTGCTTCAGCTATGGCGCGTATATGCGGTGCCTCTTGTGACAAGTCGTCGGTTGGCGACAGTACATGCCTGTGGTAAGCATCGAAACCTACCTGCTCCCCGTCCCTGAATATTCGGGTAATGGTCTTGACCCTGATATTCCCGACCTCATCCACGCCGTCCATGAGTACTACTGTTTTTTCTTCTAACATTATTCCTCCTAGTTTGCTGCTTTATAGGTGATCGTGAAACGTAGGGCGGCTGAGTTGGCAAGAACAGCGTTAGCTACTGCTGTACTTAATGTGGCAGTAGCAGCAGAGCCAACATTGATAGTTGAGCCTCCAGACGCAATCTGAACTGACATGAATACCACACCACCAACTATTTGCGACCATTGACTGACGACACCAGAAGCATGGAATCCAGTAGCAGCCCTAGCAAATGGAATCCCTGATATTGCGTTGGTACTGCCAGTGCCAATAGACTGTATGTTAAGAAAACCTTCAAGAGTTACCAAGTCACCTATCTTGGTATATGTCCCTACCTGACTGAAATAGGTCGCAGTGCCACCAACAGAAGGCGTCCATGTACCTTTCTCGAAATCATCAAGAGCATTTGGTTGGCCTTGTGCAGACTGTGCAGCGGGGAAATAAATACCATTGGCAGGGAACAGTGCGTTGGTAGTTATGTTGCCTGAAGTCGTTATCGTGGTTGTTGATATGCTGGCTGGATTGAACGTGCCGGCACTCAATGTTCCATTAACAACCAGCGTGTTTGGTATTGTGACCGTGCCGCTAGAATTGATGGTTATGCAATCACCAGCAGCAATTCCAACACCAGCACATATCTTGAATAGATTGGTTGATCTGCGTAAACCAAGACTAAAAGGTTGAGAATTAGGATTGTAAAACACCGCGTAAGGGTCGCCACTTGACGCACCAGCAGTAGAAACAATCAAGCGAGCATTACTGGCACCGTTCGTGTTGTCAGCGTTATTTATAGTGAGCGAAACATCAGCACCCGGTGCGCTGTAAGATTGATTGACAACATTGGCAAAATTAGTAGCGCTATTGACAAACAATGATGCAGTGGTAGCAATGGTTATTGCGCCAGCAGCAGTAATTCCTATACGTTCAACGTTAGAAGTTTGAAAGGCCAAGCTAGGTGCAGTACCAGAACCACGGGCAGTTGCATTGATCTGAGCTGTTGTACCAAGCACTGCCAGCCTTATTTCACTACCATTGTCCGGGTCGGATGAACTATGGGCAATAAACTGACCAGTAGTGCCAGTTCCATTTGGTATTGCATGGATACTGGTTGTGCCATTAAGCAAGGTTGTCTGAAGGCAGCATCTTTGAGCAATGGTCGCAGTAGAGAAGTCGGCCTGTATCCTGCGACTTGTACCATTGATTATGAAATTACCAAACAGCGTAGTCTCGCCCGCCACCCCTATGTTCAATCTCTCGATGTCACTGGTCAGTAATGAGATAGGCAGGAATGGAGCAGCACCTTGTCTGGTTGAGTTCAAGGAGGCTGCTGTGGCTGTTATGGAGTGCAGGAATCTTGAGCCAAGCAATGGATCAGAGTTATTGTTGGTAATAAAGCTAGAGGTAACACTAGCTCCATTTGGTATCGTTTCTACATGAGTTGCACCATTCACAACAGATGACTGGAACATCGTCCTGAGATTGATAGGAGATGTAGAGAAGTCAGCCTGAATCCTCCTGCTTGCTCCAGTAAAGTTCAGGCTTCCACTCAGCGTTGTCCGCAGCGTAGTCGGGTCAATTATCAGCGCGTCAGTCGTGCCCAGCGCGTTACTGTTACTAATCTTGAATTTAAGATCGGTACGATCAAGACCTGCTTTCCAGAAGGCCGTGCCATCTACTTCGAGCAACAGTCCGGGGTCGCCGGTTGTCGCGGCACTTCCAACCTTGGCGTGGAACAGGGCACCACTATCAGCCGTGTTGCTGACGTTCTCCACCTTGACCAGCATGTTTCCACCGGGCGCGGCACCGTGCACCTGAATGGAACCGTTTGTGTCTACTGGTCCGTAAACAATAAGCGATAAATTAATCTCGGCGCTTTTGGCTACCCACAAACCACCGTCCGTGCTCAGGGAACCGCTGCCCGGACCCGAAGCGTCCAGCGTACCGCTGGCGTGGATGAATTGACCGACGATCTGATTGTCGACAACCAAGTCTGGTGCACTGACCACACCGGTAAATACAGGGTCGTTTATCGGTGCGAAGATGCCGCCTGCGACGGCTCCAATGTCCAGTGTGGTCAGGCTGGTGCCACTCGGGTGCACGATCACGACCTTGCCGCCGTTACCCGCCATCACGGGCAGCTTGTTGAAGGCTTCCTCGATCAGGTTGTACTCGGCACGTATTGGCGCGGAAGCTACCGGCGATCTTGTCGGCGGTATGCTCGTCGAATCGTAATACTCGTTGACTGCCATGCTCGTCCTTTAAGGCGTGGTGATAGCGATTATCAGGCCACTGACTGTGCCTGACTCATCCGTCAGTGTCTGACCGACGGCGACCGAACCAAATATTTCACACTGCAATGTTGCGTAAGTCATCTCCGAAGGTGCGGGCGTATGCCCGTCAAAGCGCTCGTAGCCCTCGATCGTGACGTAGCCACCGTTAATGTCGTGCTCGAAGTTCATCGCGTCGCGACAGAACCCCGGACCCTTCGACATGGCTGGCGTCATCAAGTCCAGCCCGCCCCTGAAGGCTATCCAATCCGTATTAACAGGAATGTTGGGAAATCTTTTCATACCAGTGGTCCCGCGAGTTTCACTTCCGGCAGTTGATCGAGCGTCAGCTTCTGGAGGATGATGCCGTACTGTTCCTTGCCCGTTGCGTACTTCTCTGACGCATTGGCGAAGCCCGCGTAAAGTTGCAGTGCCCACCACACGATAATCAGCTGGTACTCCTCTGCGAAGACCGGCTCATCGTCGTCGTCCAGCATCTTCTGCGCCCGCATGTAATATTCGCCACTGATCGTGTAGTCGGCTTCCGGCGTAGGCCAGAACATGAGCGATTTGTCCGGCTTGATCGTGAAATAGACGGGCATGTTTTCCACGAGCTGGTTGGCGCCGTAAAGATAAATGCGCCTGAAGTCATCCCAGTTCCAGTATTGCAGCTCAATCTCGGTGCCCACCCCGGCTGCCGTCTTGTAGACCTTGAGCGTGTCCGGTATCCACAAGGACAGCTCAGGCAACGGGATGGTTACCTTGTCATAGGTCTGGATATGGGGCAGGGTGTGGAAGGTGAAGTTGCGACGCAGGAACTGCCAGTTCGTGAACAAGGTCTGGACGTGCCTGTACGCATCGTCAATCCAGTTGACGAGTCGGCCTGACTCATAGGTCTGATTTAGTGTCGAGGTTGGACCGGTGCTGCCTGTAGCTTCGGAAGCCAGCCGCTGAGCTAAACTTAGTCTGTTCATGAGACTTCCTTGTGACACAAACTAAGCGGCACTGCCAACCAAGGTTGAGAACGCCGCTAGGTTTATATCACCCGGAGAACGGAGTGGTTGCAGCTCCTATCGCCTTGGCAGCAATCTTTACTTGCCACAAGTTTGGCGCAATATCAGTGAAGACCACCTCGTCACCGACAGAACCACCGGACGTCGTACCGTTGAACGTGACTACCCTGTTGGTCGTGCCGTTTGGAGCGAAATTCGCCCCGCTTGGTCCAACCAACGTGGCAGCACCCGTCAGCGTGTTGCCAACAGGAATCGTAAAGGTGGTCGGTCCCGACAGGGTTACCCCCATGACAAAACGGTACACCAGCCCGCTTCCACTAGCCACAGGGAGCGCCAAGGCGGAACCTGTTACCGTGTTAAGGACGTTGGGCGCACCGCCTGCCAAGGCCGGTGTTACGGCGATAGAGGCACCGGTCAGGGCGGTAGTGCCACCCAGTGGGTCGGAGGGATAGAGCTTCTTGAACAGATCGCTCAGCAGCTTGGAAATCCTTTTGTCAGGGATAGCACTGAGATAACTTTGTATCGTTTCTTTTGCCATGATAATTCCTTTCGGTAAGAGGAGCCAAGAATAGAAATTCTTGGCTCAACAGCTACGGAGTACGGTTACCCACCTGCAACAGCTTTTGTTACACGATAGCTTCGGCAGCTACCTTTTGAAACCATGCCATGCCGCCCTTCGGATTGTCATCGCGAAGGAGCCGGACGGAGTGCGTCGTCTTGGGCGTGGCACCTACCCTGTTGAACTCATTGCCGCCTTCACCCCTGCCGAAGTTACATGCAATGGTCACAGTCTTTGCCGCCAAGAGCGAGTACAAAAACTTCCGTTTGACAACCTGCGGTTTGCCTCGCTCGAAGAACTGCATGATACCGTTGTGCCCTGCCGACTCGTACACTGCGGAGTCCGGCATACCGGACGTTTCCAGCAGTACCTCGATCTTGTCCTCCATGAATTTTGCTTCCTCGGCAGCGGTGGCAAGCTGCGCTGCAGGAACTGTTTCAAAGGCTTCAAAATCCGGCGAGCCAAACTCGGGCATCTCAGCAGTTACTGTCTTATGATCAATGTCATTCGTGCTGATAATGCTTCTCTTGGCACGGCTCGGTCTAACTCTAGGTGTTGGCATTTACGACTCCTTTTTCCATGAACCCTGTGGCTAATTAAGCTATCTGAGGCGTGCTGGGCAATGCCCCGCAAGCAATGACAGCAGAGGCCGTAACGCCAGTTGCCAGCCACGCGCTGGTGCCCGGAGTCCATGCAGCGGCGTCAGGTGCAGTACGCACGAGAACGTAGCCGATTACCATGAAGTCGTTGGGCAGGCTCGGGAACTGGGGCGCGTACTTGAAGGCACCGGGGGTGACGGTGATACCTACCTCGGTATCAACAATCTGTCCCTGCGCTGTCTTCATCACTCCAGCCGCGTTCTGACCGTAGACCAGCACGGTCGCCTTGTTTGGGCCTAGTGGGATAAAGGGCAGACCGGTTGCTGCGTCAAGGATAGGAGCTGCAACGTTGGCTGCAGCCGCTACGGGTGTTACGAATTTACCGTTGATCATCCCGGCAGACGCAGCTGCCGTCGTGATCGTACTGGTAGTGCCCTTGGCTAAACCGGCGTTTACCGTGCCAAGAGTGATTCCATTCATATCGCTGTTTATCATGATTCTTCCTTAAAAAATGATGGGCTAGTTCTTAAACCAAGTCTTTGATGGCGCACTCTACAAGTGCCATCCAGCCGTGGTTGGTAACCAGCGCTGCGTCGTAGAACGTTGCAGACACATAACCACGTTCGCCTGTTGGGTCGAAGCTGTCCACGTTTCCAACCGGAATGTGGTTAAACTTGAACGCATCAATGCCACGGAAAGCGGTATGCCCCCAAGCGTCTTTCGCAATCACAAACAGCTGGTAAACGTCAGCCAAGGAACCGCCAGTAGACACGTTGCCAGTGGAGCCAACAGCTGCACCCGCGTCAATGATCTTCGGCATGTCAGGGCTAAGAATGAAACGAATGTTGCCTACGCAACCCAGTTCCATCTCGTGCGCGGGAGACATTTGACCGTAGTCAGCCACCTTGGTGTAGCCGGGAATCGCTTCAATGTCCTGCTGCAGGTTGGTATGACCGAAGGCCATGAAGCAACGCTGAATCGAGCTGGTGCCGTAGTTCTGCGAGGGAGCCAGAACCTTGGTCACGAACACGCTGTGATTAGCCATCAGGTTACGCACGACGCGATTCAGGACAGCCGCAGTGACCGGTGCGGACACAGTCGCGCGGGAAGTACCGCCGCTGTAGAACCGGTTTGTGCAACCCTGTAACGCACCGCTGTAGATCAGCTCGCGTACCAATCCCAAACGCTCGCCAAGCTGTTCTTCCATCCACTCGGGGATATCGTTTTCGCCCAACGTTGCCTGCTTCTCGGTGTAGCCATACAGCGCACCGAACTTCTGCACGGTCACACTGGTATCCAGTACGACCAAGCTGTCCGGTGGCGGTGTGCTGCCTTCCTGAATCAGGTGGGCTGCGGCTGTAGTCGCCATCACGTTCGGGTTGGCGGTCGTGGCTCCGAAAGGTACTACCTGACGGAAGTCGACTGTGTCACCACTCTTTACGGGTTGCCGGAATACTTCACCGGACATTTCCAAGACGCTCTTGTGTATCGCGTGCTTCAGAATATTACGTTTGGCGCGGCCCGTCCGCGTACTGGGGGAACTGTATGTAGATATACCCATTATTGCTGCTCCTCTAAAGTTTTAATTAATCCATACTGTTGAAGCCTGCGAGTTCTTCCTCGCGCGCCGACAGCGTCATTGCGGGCTTGCCAACCGTCGCCCGCGTGGGCGTTACGTTGTTGTCCACCCGCGATTTGTTCTGCTGTTTTTTCCTTTGCGCGTTATCTCGCCACGCCACAAAATTATCCAAATTGTCGATGACATAGTTCGCGTCATTGGACTTCCCGAGCCGTACCTGTTTGGCTTTCGGCAGGGAGTTGAACCATTGATTCCACTCCGGTGTTTTCTGCATTACCAAGAAGTCGGGGTGTGCTTCCCGAAGTTCAGCTATGGCCTCATCTTTTCTCTGTTGATGAGCAAATTGCTGTGCTTCATGTGCCGCTTCCAAGGCAATGCGCTTCAGCTCGTCTGGATTCACGCTGCTGCCGGGCATGGACTGCATTGCCCGCTGGATTTCCGTAAAGGCGCCTTTCGCGAGAACCTCCTTCAGGTCAGGCAGTCCCAAGTCATCAAGACCCGCCCAGCTTTCCTCGGAGTATTCAAACCTCGCCGCTGCTCCCGGCGACGCTGCCGCTGCTCTCATCGCAGCGAGTTCGCGGGCAACCTGCCCGTAGTTTCCGTCGAGCTTGTCGGCTCGCGCGGCATATCGTGCTTCCAGATCAGCTATTGCAGACCGAAGTGCTATCTGATCAGCCGACAGTGGCTCGCCGCTTTCATTGACCACAGGGGCTTCCCCGGTATGGTCTTCGTAGACGTTGAGCTGTTCGTCGTCGCTGGTACCTTCACCGGCAAACGCTGATTCAGCATCCGGGGCAGTCGCGGATTCGTCCGAAGCTGGTTGACCATGCGCGTGGTCTTCCTTGTTCGGCATATCCTCGTTGAACCCGTCTAGCTCGTCCTGTAATGTCGCTTCTTCGTCTGTCATCTCTTGTTGCATTTAATTAACTCCGTTAGAACAGAAACTATTCGACGTCCTCAATCCACTATGAATGATGGGTCGTCCTCTACATCAGCCGTGGCCGGTTTTTCCAGTGACAGCATGAATTCGATTCTTCTTAAATCGCCGCGAACAAAGTCCGCATCCCTTTCGGGAATGTTCTTGGCAGCGAGCTTCTGCTGCAGCTCGGCTTTCTTTGATTCAAAATAGGTACGGAGCTTCACCCATGTGGGTGATTGGAAGTCGCTCGATTCGAGTATTCTGAGTTGGCGTTGAATTGTCATTGCTGGAATCCTTGCCCGTTCGGTGCCTTACCGGAAGGCTCTACAGGGGCCGCCAGTGCGTCCGTCTTGTATTTGTGCATGTCTACCATGTGACCGGCCTTGGTCACGTCCCTGTCATGTTCTAGGCTTTCCTGCGATAGCTTTTGTTGAACATTCAGCTTCATGGCGAGTCCTGCCATCGTGAGCTTGGCCTGATCGAAGGCTTTCTTCTCGTCCAGAGACAGATTAGCCGCTGCCAGCCTGCTATCAATAGTCTTAAAGGCTTGCTCCATCTGCCGGTCTTTGTCCGCTTCTTGGGCTTGGGCTGCGAGCTTGGCCTGTATGATTGCCTGATCTGCCTCAGTCTGGAGTTTCGCAACCTCAATCCTCGGGTCAGGAGGTGGCTGGCGCATTGCCATTTCTTTCTTCTTCTCATCGGAAAGCTGCATCTTCTTGGGGTCTATCCGCAAGCCTTTGAGCGATTCGCTCATGACCAGCTCGGGGTCGAGGCCGAAGGCAGGGTTGAGGGCAGCGTTGGTGATCTGCGCCATCGCCTGATTCTGCATGTCGCGCTCGACAAGTGCGCTTGAACCACGTGCATCGATCACGAACTCGCCCTTGGAATCGTCGGGACCGTGTATCAGAAGGTACTCGTAGTACCGCCCGATGTGCGGCTCGGTGATCAGGTCGTCGAAGGTGCGGGCAATGCGTCTGAGGATGGTATTGCCATTGTTGTTCAGGATGGTCATGCCGCCCACTGTGGCGGGTGCGGAACCCTGCTGTCCCTGCATCAGCATGGGTAGCCCGGTCGTGTCCTCAGCCTGCTTCAGCCAGAACTGCACGATATTCAGCAGCTCCTGCTGCCGTGAATCGATCGCAACCGATGTGAAAGCCTGTCTCACGTCACCGACGTCATCGCCGGTCATGTTCTTGTACCAGACCTTGCGCGGGGTAATCTCGAACTTGCCGTTCGCGGGCACGACCTTCGATTGGTCAATGATGATCATTGGACCCGAAGACATGCCGGCGTTGTCCATGAGGTTACGCACGGCGGCGTTGGCACCCTTCTGACACTCGCGCATCTGCCGTGCAACACCCACGCCAGCCCAAGAATCTACCTTCGGTTGCCACACCATGACGTCGTAAGGGAACTCACCGGAATCAAGGTGGCTCATGGTGATCTTGATCACGCGATCGTTGACCATGATCACCTGACAGGGGTACTGGTCTTTGCGGGCGCCGTGTATGGTGCACCCGGCAGCTTCCATCTCCTTCACCGGCACGGTACCGTGGAAGTACCATATCTCGAACAGGTCGCTGCCATTAGGCTCGTAGCCTTCTGTCGGGCGGTGGTTGTCGATCAGGCACAGTATCGGACCCTCTTTCAGGCAGGCATCGATCTGCTCGTCGATGTAGCCGCTGGGTACGCCGGGTACAGTGCTTTTTAGTTCGGCTAACTTGCGGGCTGTGATTTCTGCGTTCTCGAATATCCAAGCGCCGTTCTGGATATTATCGCCACAGGATGGGTCAGGCCAAAGGTTCCAAGGACTGATCGACATGGACTGCGGGATGGTCTTTTCCTCGATCTGCACCTCATAGCTGCCGTCGTCGTTCTTCAGCGCTGCCTTCGAGCGCTTCTTGGTGGGTACCGGACCCTTGAGGATGCCGGTGCCAAGGCGGGCACAGTTCTCGATTACCTTCCGAACTTCCGCGTGATACCGCCCTGCCACGTGCCAATCATCGATCTGAGTCTGCGCGAGTTCCGCGCGTTTCTTCGCCTCGATCATGTCCTTCTCGGCCTGTGTCAGGGGAGGAGGTGGCGGTGGTCCGGCAGGAGCACCTTCGGGAGGTCTTGGAGCCTCGACCGGAGCTTGGCTGGAACCTTGCAGGTTGCCCATCGTCTTCTGCATGTCCTCGCCCGGAGCACCCGTTGGAGGAGCAGCCGGAGGAGCATTTGGGGGAGCATTAGGTGGTGGAGTGGGTGCTGCACCTCCGGGGGCTGGAGCAGGCGTTACTGGAGCCACGGCCTGACCACTTGGCGCTGCACCTTCAGGCGTTGGCGGTGTGGCTAATCCGTTCGGTGGCAGTTCGGGTGGCGGTGTTGGCGCCATCCCTTGGAGTGACGGTTGCTGGGTCTGGAGCTTGATCAGTTCTGCGACAGGCTTCGGGCGTATCGCCCAGTTGCGCTCGTCGGTTGGCAACAGCATGTCAGCCACACGCGCGGCAGCTGCGTCACAGTAAGGCCGGGTAATCTTCAGGAAGACGGTACTGCGGGTACCGATTTCATTCCTTGCGGGAAGTTCCAAGAGGGGTCCAGTTTGGCTCGGTGACTTGCGATACCGGCTCCCAATGTCATCGCAGCCTTCGTAGAAGGCTGCATCTTCTTCCCAAATCTGTTCCAGCCCGTCGTGCTTCCTGCCGTTTATCGCGTCCTGCCTGTACTCCTTGATGATGTTGGCAAACGCGGCAATCGTCGCCCGCTTCTTTTCGCTCATCGCGAAAGTCTCGGCCTTTTGCGGCACGGATGGTCTGTCCTTGCCCGTGTGGTCAGGAGGGAGTTGTCTGCTTGAGGGGTGCTGGATAACGTTCATGGCAGGCTGCAGTTACAAGCCCTTCTTAATGTGTTGCGTTAAAGCCTAGCAGTAAAGTTTTGATCGTGCAAGAGTATTTGGGATGAGGTAGTTGATTTGTGGGGGCGTGGGTGTATAGTTAAAGCGTTGCAGGTGCGGTGGTTGTTGAGATGTTCCCCGTTGTACATGACTATCGTGGCAGACCTGCAACACCCTGTCCTCGCTAGACAGGGGGTTTGGTTTTGCATTATTGCAAGCACTTGTGCTGCAACTCTTTGTAGGTGCAGCACTTTTTTACGTCTGGACATACTGACCAGAGTGGGAGAGGGTGGATTTTATGACCACAGGGGGCAGGGTTGGCCTGTGGTCATAATGGGTGGTGGGTGTTGCGGGTGATTATTTCTTTGCGATCGTTACTTCGGGTGGGATGAAGGGGTCGTTGTTCCGCTGGGAAAAGCGTGCCAATTCGTCGAAGCTCACGGTGTTGCTGCTGAATTCTTTAATGTGCGGCTTGGGTTGGGCGGGCTTCTTGGCGTAAGTATGTGTGGCGCCTCTGAGGTTGCTGTTTGGTTTGGTAGACATGGTCAGTGCTCCTTATGGTCAGGGTATGGACGTGAAAAAGGGGGCATTTCTGCCCCCTATTCTAGATCAACTGTGTTTCTTTGTGGTGCTGTGGTTCTTTATGCACCGTCGTCGGTGTTTTCTTCAGCGGTGGGACAGCGAGGGTTCTGGTGTGCGTGGGAATTAGCCAGCTTCAGGTAAGCCTCGTAGGTATAAATCTTGTCGATTGCGTTGTCATACGCCAAGTCACGCCCGACCTGCTCATTGAAGTCCTGTGGGTCCACGCAATTCGACTCACCCGTCACGACAAAGCCGCTTTTCAGGGTAAGAATCGCGATGGTCAGGTTCGTTTTCGGGAAACGGTGATAGGTTGTTTGGGCTATCTTGGATTCTACGGTTTCGTGACTGATCATGGGTTCCTCCTTGAGGGTTTGGTTGAGGTCTTTGGCTAAAAATACTGATTCTATGGGCATTGTTGGGGCATTTTAGGGGAATTTTAGGGGAAACGTGCATAAAAGTGGGGGCTTGACGGATATTCTAACCACAGAGGTGCATATTTATGTAGGCAGCATCTCGTCGCCGTAGTCAATTTCAATGGCTAGGCATGGGGTTTTGATGAAACCCGGAATGTCGAAATGCTTTTCCTTGAGCAGGAACGGGTAGCCTGTGTCCGCATCGATCAGGATGAGTGGGAGGTCACCATGCTTGGCCTGAAAGGTGGTCAGGTACTGAATCAGGGAGGAGACAGTGAGTTGTGGCGTTTTTGTAGTAGTCATAGTTTGTGGGTGGTTTGAGGTAAGTAGTTGATCAATATCCCATCTCACTATCAAGCGGGACAAAATCGTGAATTGGACCGAAGTCTTGGACTGTGTCTTCATTTTGAAGGCGGTCAGCGACAAGCCCTAGGTACCTGAAAGCGTCGGCACCGTTACTGAACTCATCATGCAGTGGCGCTCCGGGAGTATTCGTCTGCTGGTTGATGGACCGGCGATACCGCTTCAGGCACTCCAGCAGTCGTTTGGTGTGATGAGAGTCGAATACGGACTGTCTTAAGGCAGTTCGGGCAGCCTTGATACCATTCTCGACTGTTTCACGTGGAACGGAGTTGTTCTCCCGGCGTGGTTTACGCTTGGACCGCTTAAGGATTTCGTAGGCGCTTTTTCCGGCACGGCACTCCTTGGCGTAACCGTCATGCGGCAGCCAGTCATCGCCCCAGTTGTAGAGGTAGTTGGTATTGAGAAAGGCGGCGACCTCGTCGATCGTCTTATGGTTTTCCTCGTAGTAGCCGATTATCCGTAATTCGCTGCGGACACGTTGCACCATGATGACAGCCATTGCGTCGTTGAACCCCAAGTCCCAAATACTGTGCACCTTGAACCGTGGGTCGTATGGCACACGGGTAATTCTGTCGTCTTGGTGGCATTGGGCGATTTCCCCGGCGTAGATCGCACCAGCCACGGATTTACGGCACTTCCCTTCCCATATCTGCTCGTAGTCCTCCTTGTTGGTGAGCTTGCAGTGCAGGCGCTCGTCCTCCAAGACAGGCGGGAACCACGGGTTGTCCATGTAGTTGATGGCTGTGACTGCGGCATTGGGAGGTGGTGAGGTGACAAACCGCAGGTAAGTGTCGTCAGTCTCAAGGGAGGGGTTGAAACTTACCCAAATCTCGCTGTTGGGCTTACGGATGGTAGGAATCAGGACGTCCCAAGAGCGCTTGGAGACAGCCTGTGCTTCCTCAATCCAGACCTTGTCCACGCCTTCATAGGATTTGATCGATTCTATCGTCTGACCACTGAGGCCTGTGAAGCTGAATTCGGTACCGTTGATGCCACGAATCTCGGTATCAAGGATTGTGTAGTGCTGGGACAGCTGGAGTTCGTCGATCTGGTCGGAGAGGAGCTTATGAACGCTGTCTTTGATGGACTTCTGTACTTCCCGAGCGCACAGCAGGCGTAGTTTTTGGGTGGAACCTTGGATGAGTAAGGCACGGGCAAAGCTCCAAGACTTTGCGCTGCCTCGGCCTCCGTAGGCTACCTTGTACCGGTGTGGCTGGAAAAGGAAATTGAGCTTGTCTGGAAACGTGTAGTCCATTGGATTTTTTTAGAAAAAAAAAAAAAAAATAAAAAAGTCGCTAGTTTTGGAAAGTGGATACCAGATATGGAGTGGGGGTGGATTCCAAGCCTCCTGTGGTCATCAGGGCTTCCGACTCCAGCCAAACTACTCATGGTTTTAATGCCTTTATCAACAGCCGCGTAGCGACATTATGTCTTTGATCTACGCTGTTATCAATCAGCCACGCGCAGCGTGACGCTTTAAAAGCCGTTGCCTTGGCTTTTGACTCTGATAGCTCGCGCGACTAGCGCGACGTTTTTGCCTTTGCCTTAGACAGTGTGCGTAGCACATTGTCAGCCGTTGACTTTGGACGTGGGCGAAGCCGACGTCCCACGCCGCCGCGAAGCAAGGCCAGGTTATGGCCCGAGCGTAGCGAGGACAAAATAAAGGTGACGCCCGACTAGGGCGACATGATGCCTTTGACTTTAAACGCTTTTAAAAGACGCCGAGCATAGCGAGGCAGGCCGCGAAGCGGCTACAAAATAAAGGTAAGCGGCGACCAGCCGCACGAAACAAAGGGGTTTTCCTCAGACGTTCGACGAATAGCCGAACAGACACGCCGCGACCAGCGGCACGCCCGACTAGGGCGACAAAATAGGGGTGAGCGACGACAAGTCGCACAAGAACAATAAGATACGCGGCGACTAGCCGCACAAAATAGGGGTGAGTGGCGACTAGCCACACAAGGACTTTAAGAAACGGCGCGACTAGCGCCACAAGAAAACAAATAAACGCCGCGACCAGCGGCACAAGGACTTTATGATAAGTGGCGACTAGCCACACAAAAGCTTTTATAAACAGGCGACTAGCCTGTCAAAAGGCTTGTTTTCAACACGCGGCGACTAGCCGCACAAATCCCTTTCTGGACGATAGTCCAGAAAAATTTTTTTGACCAAACTGCTGGTAGGCGAGTGTGGTCAAAAAATGACAGAATATTGATATATATCAACTATTAGAGCATATATGTGTGTATAATTCTATTCATGGATTCGCAATCACGCGACCATATCAACCACTGGAGACTTTCAAAATGGCTCAAGCAAAAATGGCACTTGTAAACATAGGTTACAACTTGGATTTGGTTATGCCCGTCGCGGACGCCTGCGACCTTATCAAGCTGCTACAGAAGGCGGATAGATTTGACACTCATTGGCGCAAGAGTGAAGACGGCGGTACCACGTATTACTTGGGCGGCGACATACCAAACGTGACAATGTCATTCGTAGACCCTGACAAATATGCGATAGCAAAAGCCAATGGAGCACGTCCAAAAGACGCGGAATAACAGACCCGACCCAACCTGACAGGCGCCTGACCATTGGCGCCAACCAACCAAAAGGTAAATAAACCATGTTAAAACATCAGATTATGGAATTCTTTGAAACAATTGCTTGTTTATTAATCGTCGTATCAGTCGGCATGCT